AAGAATAAACGACAACTCGTCTACGTTAGCTGACTGTGGGCCAAACAAAGCATAGTATTTTGGGATAGCCGTGTCTGTTGGCTGTGGATACGCTTGCCTGATAAAGTTAACATCTTTGTTCAATAAGTATTCGTACACGCCTGTAGCATCAATAACAGCCATGGAATACACTGCCAAAAAGTCTGACGGGCATGACAAGTATTTATTGCTTGTTGATGTTACGCCAACTACATTCTTACGAATAGATGGAAATTGAACCGTGTTGTAAATACGCTGCTCAGCCTGTTTAACGAACACGGGTATCTCAGCGACAAAATCCGCTTCGGTATTTTCCGTATACGCTTGAATATTAGCGCTGAGTTCAGTGTAATTCATGCCATTGGGCCCCTGCTCATAACACCTTTAGTAGCAGCGCCAGTACCGCGCATTTTAATACCAGAAGTTTTTGGCGCTTTGTATGGATCACGACTGATGTTGCCGACGGACATATTTACATCGTTAGCAGTGAAGCGATTACCGCCGTCATAGCCATTATTTTTAATATCCGCACCGGCTTTACCAGTCATGGTATGGGGTGGTGCATAAACAGCGCCATCACCAACTTCTTTACCCATCATTTTTTTGCTGAATTTAGCCATATTAACCTCGCTTTTGATTAGCAATCTTAGCCAGACCACGACCCATTTTTTTCATGTCAGCATTTGTTTTGCCAACAGTATGCTTCTTGGGGCCATTTTCTGTAGCTACAGTTGGGCCACTGTCGCCATAATTTTTACCGACTGTTTTGCCTTGTTTAGCAATTCCGTCTGCTGATCGTGTATATGCCATGTTTAGCTCCTATGTAACTGTTACCGTAACTGTACCAAGTTCTATGGTTAAAACCAAATTATTTGGTGTTAATAATGCATCAAAACTTTGAGAACCCCCTACTGGATTCCATCCCCACTGAAAAACCCGACTACCCGCTTCAGGGTATCCAAACTGATCTACGCTTGTACCGTTGGTGTCATTGGTTTGAAGTCCACTTTGACCAGATACCAAATAACTCACATCAGGACGTGGCTCTCTAACAGCCTGCGGATCATTAACCGGATACATACCCAGTTGTAATTGAGGCTGATCAGGATCCCAACATTCGTGGCAAACCTTAATTTTGAAAGGCTTGGTCTTAACCGTCTGGGTGCGCAATTCTTTGAGCATATAACGCCCAGAGCAGCGATCACACTCTGCAATTGCATGTTTACCAGACGCAAACCGATTAGGCATAGAACAAATTCCTTGGTACAAATCTCAATGGGGCTGTCTCGCGGTCTTCTGCCTGCGCTATGTCCCATTGCTGCTCATAATCGGCCTTTAGAGCCATAATTCTTTGCGGGTCTACCTCAGGTAGCTTCATACTCAATTGAACGGCTAGACCGGCTACCATGCAAGGAATAAAGCGGAAAGGAATATCTTGAACAGATGTGCCCGTTCCGGCATCCTGAATACGGCGCATGCGGTAATACACAAGGGTGTATTGGTCACCGGGAGAATTAGGTGTTGGCCAAATATTGATGGCGGGTATGTTCTGGATTGTCAGTGCTGCACCCGATGCATGGCTTGCAGCAGTTGTATTGTTCTGCCCACGAGCACAATTAACCAACTGGTTGCCAACAATATTGGGGTAGCTAATTGTCTCGTTATCAATTTTAATAAAACCAGCCGTAGCTAAATTAGCAACTGAAGACACTGTAATAGATGTAGCGGTACTAGTAATAGCTGCGCTCAACGTCACTGTAGACAAGTTTTCTTGCCCAGATTGGCGGTTAAACCACATCTGAATAGGGCGACCTTGAGTTAGCTTGTTAGGCAAGCTCATGTAAGTAGACTCAGAGATGCCGCTGATATTGATATCAATCTGGTTTGATGTACCGTTATTTTGACGGATAACAGTGTCTAGCAAGTTAATCGTATCAGCAGGCATGGGGTATATAGCCTGCCCTGTAACCAATACAATCTGCCCTTGCTCAACAGTCCAAAAATTTAAACCACGGTTTGCCCACTCAATTGTTAAAAGATTTAACGACCGGCGGGCTGTGCGAAAGTTGTAGCCAGTACGAAGTTCTTGACCGCAACGCTCAAACGCCTCTTCAATGAGGTCGTTCATGTCCAAATTAAAGGCAGTGGTTCCGGTAGTCTTAGCCATTATCTATACCCTGCTGTTTTCTTTGCAATTGTTTTGGGTTGGGCTACGAATTGTTTCCCGGCGGCTTTTCCGGCTCGCTTGGCTTTGGTCGTCGCAGCGTACTCAGCAGGGCTGAGACTTTTAATCGCAGCTTCTGGAAGATATCGTTCACCTGTTTTACTAGACGGTTTTCCACTTTTGGTTCTCCATTTTTGGTCGCCCCAGTCCTTCAATGATTTCTGAGGCGCTTTCATTTTTCTGGGCCAAACCTTGTTGTCAACACAGAGAGCCACTCCCGGAGTTGCCCATCGTTCATTTCTAGCAGTTTACGCAAGTCTGACGATTTGAGCACCAGCGAGTCAACGCACAGCCCCATTGTGGGGCTAGAAATACGAATTTCACGGGTTTCTCCGTTTGATAAAACTGCTTTCATCTCAGTCCCTGTATCCACCGCCAGCAGCCTTGTACTTCTTGGCAACAAGCTGTGCTTTACGTGCTGACCACTGACCTGCGCCCGTACCTTGCGTAGCCGCTGACTTTACCTGAGACACAATCTTCTTGCGCAGACTAGGTTTTGTGTAATTGCCAGCAGCGTTTACCTTACCACCCTCTTTGTATTGAGTAAAGTCCGTGTCATCCCGACGGGCTTTTTTAACCCCGTTAGGCATTTTAGAGGGGGAAATATCCCCCATTCCACGGCTTGCTCGCATGATTACACCATCTTCCCACGAGTTTTACCTTTGATACAGCATCCATCCGCACGTTTAGATGCGGAGCTTACTGAACCACCTTTTTTGTAGCCCATGTCGCTAATTTTCTTGCGAGCGCGAGCATCAGTTGCATCCTGGATAGATTCTTGCATCACATCAAAGTTGGCGGGTTTTGGAATGCCACGAGACTCACGCTTCATTTCGGCATCGGCTCCGCGGGCAGCTTTTGCTCCCATTTCTTTACGAGCAGCGGCTTCTGTACCCAAATCTCCACGCACTGCGCGTACAGCATTAGATATGGCTTGGCCAGGGCCAGAATATGTGCCCGCTAACATATCGTATTTATCTAAGCCTTTGGCGCGAGCATTAGCCGCCATAGGCGAATCACCCTTTACCTCATCATCTTCACCTGTTAAACCAAGTGTACGAATGCGGTTTTTGATAGAATTTAATGTAGCCATTATTTTTTCCTTTAGCAGGCTTTGCCGCCGCGTTTCATAGTGACCATAGTACCTTTGGTTTTGCCTTTTGTAGCGACACCATTAATGCTAGGGGCAGCGGTTTTAACAGCGCCCATCTTAGATGCAGCCATACCACCACTCTTCATACCATGCGCTTTAGAAGCGGGGGCCGCAGCGTGAGCTTTTAAAGAGGTAGCAATGCCACCCTTTTTCATGCCGTACTCAGCTTTTTCATGTTTGACCATAGATGCAGGGGCACCCTTTTTCTTCATGAAAGAGATTTCTTTTTTTGCCATTGCTTTAGATTCAGCCATATCGCCACCTTCTTTAAAGAATGCCATTTTCCCGTGTTGGGTTTTTGGCTTGTTTACCTTCTGAACATCTGGACGTGTCATGCCGCCAGAACCAAATTTCCTACCCTTGTCAGCTTTGATGAACTCTTCACCAACACTAGACTTGATACCAACTTTCTTAGCAAATGCGGGATTATTTGCAATTGCTGCCATGAACCTATGCTGTTTTGCGGATTTTGATGGCATTTAAAGCCCCCACTAACATTTGTACATCTTCATCAGATCCATCGCCTTTAGCACGATTGAAGATCCAACAAACCATACGAGTATTTTGAATTGTGTAACCCAAAGATGGATCAATACGATCTAACGATGGAGAACGCGGATTAAATTTTGTTTCGTCAAAAACCAAATCAAATTGTAAATTAGTAGCTGAACAATACCCTAAATGCAATTGTGCAGCAACAAAATTTTTTGTAAGCTCAAATACCAAATTACGTTTTTTTGCGCGATCTTTTGCACGTTTCCATATCACATAAGCCCTGCGCTCTACGCTATCTACTAAACGTTGTTTAGCTTTGCCAACATGTTCATCTTTTTTCTTCAAACGACTGGCATAACTTTTAGCCGCATGGCAAGGCATACATCTTGAACGCACGCGCTCCACACCACCAACCAGCAAAGTAAACAATTGCTTGTCTTTACCGCATTTTGAACAGTTGGTGTGAAATGGACGTGGCATAATTTTAATTATGTTGTTTTTTACTCGTCGATGGCATCGTCTTTTTTCCGTTTAAATAACGTGTGGAACTCTTTACCGGTTGCCATTTCGTAAATGCGCATAACACCAACAACCGCACCAATCAAAGCAAACAGTGGGTTAAATATCTGCAAAAAAGAACCAAACGTAGTGAATATCGCTATGAAATCTAGCGTGTTCTTTACGTTGTCTGAATGTTCGCTCATATTAACAATTCCATGCTCTCAATGATTTATTAATCCGCGAGTTTGGGTCGTTGGCTGTCTTTGCACTGGTGAGCTTCTTTTTCATTCCACTCATCCTCGCACAAAAAGAGTCGCGCCGGGAGCCGCCTTCTGGCTGGGGACGTTTCAAGTTCATGCCTTGCGCTTTGGCAGAGGCTCGCCCTTTGGCGTTCAAACCGCCCTCTGGGTTCTTCCCTTCTTTCCTCTGCCATGCTGGACTCTTAGCCATAAAACACCGTGATTTTAGCCGTAGCTGGCAGTGTTACGTGGACATCTGTATTAAACAAAATGCCTTCGCCGGGAATGTTGGTAGAAATAGGAGCTTGGTTTGTAGAAATGTTAACTCTCAAACGTTCAATTCCACCCGAACCACCATCTCTAAAAACAATATCTCCGGCAGTACCGCCAGATAAAAGTTGGTAACCTTTAACCCGTGTTCGGTAGGCAACCATCGTACCCGTTGCTTCGGCATGCGCCGCTTTTACGTCATATTGCATCGTCATTTAGTTGCTCCAGTTCCGGTGCGTCTAGCCTGTTTATGAGCATCTTGTACGCTTGGATTGTGGCTTGAGCCTGAGTTAAAAAGGTTTGGGCCTTCTGTGCTTCAGTCTCAAGGTCACGAATCTCAGTCTCCAAGAATTCCTTGGTGATCTGCATTATGCGAACGTAGCGTAAGCAGGGACGTAATACACAGTGCCGCCAATCATCACTTTGATTGCTTTAGACACAGTAGTTACGCTGGTTGCTGTTGGGGCGCAAGTAGCGGCTGGGCCTGTTGCAATGTTCATCAACAGAGGAATTTCACCAGTGTTTGCGCCGCTGTCAGTCACGCGAATAAATGAAGCCGTAGCTGGTAAAGAAGCATTAACAGAGTAGTTGGTATCTAACTGAATCACAGCCAATGTACCACCGGGAGAAGCCTGTGAACCACCCAAAGTAGCGCGAATTGCGTTAGCAGCGCCAGAGATAGTGCCAGTACCATCAATCTCAGTAGAGATGTGAGCGCCGTTGATCGTGCCAGCAGTGGCAGCTGCAACGCCTGTTACAACAGAAAAAGCACGGAGAGTCTCACCAGAACCTGTAGAGGTAAAGGTTAATTTTTCGTAAGTTAAACGTGTATCGCCAGTTGCGGCTGAAGTTGTAACGTAAGCAGAATCAACGTTAGTTGCTGTTGTTACCGTCAAGGGAGAAGATGAAGTTCCGGTAGAAAAGCCGTTCTGAGATACGACTGGGCCGGAAAACGTGGTGGTTGCCATGATGTGTCCTTACATACAAGTAAAGTGCATTAGTCTGTATGTCGTCAGCCGGGACTGTCTAATGCACCGGATAACCCCGGGTTAAAAGCAATATACAACAAAAGAAAAGGGGGCACAAGGCCCCCATTCAAATATTTCCTAAGAAATATTAAGCACCGGAAGAACCGTACATGCCCAGAGGGTCAGACCAGCCAAAGCTGTAACGCTCACGAGACTTGTAACGGACGTTACCAGTATCAAAGTCACCGTCCATAGACTGTGACAAAGGAGTACGCACAAAGTGCTTCATGCCGTTAGGAACGTCTGTGGTCAAGAACCAAGCGTTAGTATCGGTCAAGAAGTGGTTAACGGTATAACCTTCAGAGATTGAACCGTTGTTCTTGATTGCATTGATGTCGTTATCAGCTGTACCGACACGGAGTTCCGTTTCGAGCAAGCGGGTAGCAACGAATTGCAATGAAGAAGGAACAACCAATTTCTTTGGTTTAGCTGCGATCAGCAAGCCACGCTCGTCTGTCCACAAGCTGATCTGAATAACGGCGGCTTCCAAAGAAGTCTCGTTCAAATCGGCTGGTGTTGTAGGAACGTTGCTGTTAGTACCGCCACTGATCAAGGGGTGTGCTGAACTGAACAATGCAACACCGTCACCACCAGGGTAAGCGCTAGAGAAACCGTTGTTCAAAACAGCGGCGGCTTTAACTTGCTTGGTGTATGCCATAGCACGGGCCAAAGCCTTCGTGTAACGTGCAGACAAAGAGTCATACAAGTTATCTTCGATAGCCTCTTCAGTCAAGCTGAAG